CCTCCATGAACTCTGCGTCGGACTGCGCGGACTTGGCAAGCTCCGCCAGTTCCTCGCCACTCGTCCCGGCTGCGCGGGCGACCTCCCTCATTACTCCGCTCAGCCCCTTCGACGCCAGGGCCGCCGCGCTCATATCCACCCCGAGGGCCGCAGCTGCATCCTTTGCCTGCTTTGCCGGGCTGATGAAGCTCTGGATCACGCGGTTGAGGGAGGTGACGGCTTCGGCCGGCTGGAGACCGGCCAGGGTCAGCGTAGCTATCGCCGCGCCGACCTCCTCCAGCGGCACCTTCGCCTGGGCGGCCATAGCGGTGACTTCGCCGAGGTTCTGGGCCAGGTCGCCGTAAGTGACCACCCCCCGTTCGACCGTCTTAAAGAGGATGTCCTGGACATGGGCGGCCTCATCGGCGCTCATGCCGTAGGCATTGAGCACCCCGGTGACTGCTCGGGCCGCGGTTGCGGTGTCGGTCATGCCGGCGGTCGCCCCGATCGCCGCCGCCTCCAGGATCTTGAGGCCCTCGGCCCCGGCGAACCCGGATGATGCAATGTCGTAGAGGCCGCGGGCCAGAATCGCCGGCGCCTGGCCGGTCTTCCCCGCCAGTGCCAGCACCGACTTCGAGAGCGCCGCGAACTCGTCCTCGCTCGCCTTGAGGATCGAGTTCACGTTGCGCATCTGCGCCTCGAAGGCCGCCGCCTCCCGGGTCGCCACTATCATGCCGCTGGCCAGCGCGCCGCCCAGCCCCATCAGGATGGCGCTCGCCTTGAGCGCGCGCTCCCGGTGCTGTTCGATCAGCGTATTGGCGCGCTGCAGACCTGACCGGAAGTTGCTCAGGTCGAGGATGAGTTTGGCTTTGACTTCGCCGACTGTCATCTCGCCTTCAACCCCAGGGCCTTCGCCAGCTCACGAATGCCCCCACGATTGCGCTTCTGGCCGCCTGCTCGCCGTAGCTCATCCACCAGTCGGCGCATCGCCCGATAGCCTTCCCGGCCGCCCTGGGCGGCCGCGCTCATCACGTAGCCCAGCTCCACTGCCTGCGCGTCCCGCAGGGCGTGGCGGCGCCGGATGCGCTCTGCCATCACCACCGCCTGCCCAGGCGTCCACTTCTCGGCGATCTCCCCGGGCGAGCCGCCGTACTCGGACATCAGCAGGTCGAACAGGTCCGCCCAGTCCGGCGCTACGCCGCCGCCTTCGTCACCCGCACCATCTGCACGAGCTCGATGATCTCGCTGATCACTAAAGGGACCTGGTTGACCTCGATCATTGCCTTCACGATCTGCACGGCCCGCAGCGGAATCAGATGCTCCATCAGATAGGCCGGCTCCACACCGAACAGCTTGCCCAGCAGCTCCTCGATGGTGCCGGTTAGCGCGGGCACGAGCAGCGGGATGGACCGCTCCCATTGTGTGAGATCCAAGGTCGGGAACTCGGTGGCCACCCGTTCAAGCACCGCGCCGATCTCGGCAGAGACGCGCTTGATCTCGGCGAAGGTCAGCGGGCGGACCACTACTTCCCGATCGCCGATCAGGAACCGCCGCTCCTCCGGTAGCACCACCTGATCGCCCGGGGTCGGCTTGCGCCTGAAGAGTCCGATGAGGGCCGCAACTCGCATCTCGCCTCCTTTAAGTGCAGGCCGGGCGGGGCGGTAGGGCCTGTCCGCCCGGCCTCTAAGTCGCTGTCACGCTTCCAGGAACCGGTCAGCCGACTAGGCGGTGGTGAACTCCTCGAAGTAGCCGATGCGATCGCCGTACGCGCGGCTCGTGTCCTCGAGTGCTGTCACCTGCAGCGGCACCGCGGCCAGCCCGTCTTTGCCGAACGTGATCGAGCCGCTGAGCGCGATGTTGCACCGGTAGAAACCGAGCGCGCACTGCTTGCCCTCGACTCCCGGCGCGATCAGCAGGAGATCCCGATCCACGATGGTCTGCTGACCGCCGAAGGTGACGCGCCGCCGGCCGTCGCCCAGGTCCTGGAGCTCCGTGCCAAACAGGTCGGCGAGATTCTCCATGCTCGCCTCGGCGAGGGGCAGAGTGATCTCGTGCTCCTCCTCGCCCGGATAGGCCTTCACCGGCGCCCGAGAGTGCTGGGTGAAGATCTTGGTCATGTCCTGGCGGACGCTCCACGCCACCTCCTCGGCCAGGTCGCCGCAGTAGCGGCCATCGATGTAGACCTGGTCAATCGGTCCGACCACGACGCTGTCCGGATTGTCGGCCCCCGCGGTGTAGAAGTAGAGCGCACACGCCAGACTCTCATCCGGCGCCTCGTCTCCCGCATCCGCCACGCCCACATCCCAGAGCCCGCCCTCATCGAACTCGGTGGCGTGCAGGGTCAGGGTCAACTCGGTTGCGCTCACGTACGCGATGCGGCTGGCGCTGACCGCCGTCCAGGTCGTCTCGCCGTGTGGGCGCACGAACACGAGGCTCAAGCTGGGCGCATCCACGAACCCTGCGCCTACGATCGTCGCGCTGTCCGCAGCCTCGCCGAAGCGGGGCTTCACATCTGTGATAGTCGCCATGTGATCCTCCTCGAAGAAGTGGACGACCGCCTCGATGTAGCTAGTCGGGCTGCCGCCCTCGTACGCGCACACGCCGATGTCCTGCCACCCCTCCTCCCAGCCATCGGTGTTCTCACTGTCAATCGCGATGGTGAGCTCCGTGCTCGACACGTAGGTCACCCGCGAAGGGTCCACCTGCTGCCAGCTCTCACCGCTCAGGCGGAAGTAGATCTCCGTCTCTGACGGGCTTTCGCTGAAGTCGGTGCCCGCGATGGTCAGGCTGTCACCTGCCCGGGCATAGCCCGGAGCGATGCTGGTGATTTCGAGTGCCATATCGTCTGTCTCCTAGCCCTGCGGCCGCCGCAGGTCGAACACCAGATTGAACGAGGCGAGGTGGCAGGGCTGGTTGCCCGCCTGCTCCTCGCCGATATACGCAGGGCTGCCGGTCGCCTCCACGGTGAAGGCGTGCAGGGTCGCCATTGTCAGGCCGCCCTTGCGGGGTGGCTTGTTGAATACGCTATATGCCTTGGCGATCGCTCCATTGGGAGTCGTCGCCCGGGCCACTACCTGGATCGTCGGGTGTTCTCGCACCCCATATCGCTCCGGCGGGTAGCCGCCAGTCACGTGCAGGCTGATGCAGGCGGCGGGCGCGCTGGGGCGATGGACCTTGAAGATCGTCTGCATCACCGTGCCCTCTCCCTGGGCTTCCAGCCAGCTCGCGAACTCGTCTACCAGCAGGCTCACCGCAGCGCTCCTCGCAGATGGGCGTTCAGGTTGCCCTGGTAGCGGCCGGCCTGCCCCTTGAGGTTATCCTCGAGGTACTTGGCCTTGCCGCCCTTGGGGTGGTTGTAGTCCAGGCGCTCATGCTGGGCCAGGGCGTAGGGCTTGTTGAAGCCCACCTCGCCCACTATCGCGTTGCCCACCCCGCCCTCAAGCACGCGGCTCACCTGCTCCGGCGCCTCGGGTGCTCCGCCCACTCCGCGGAAGCCGCTGCGCGAGACGGCCCGGCCGTTGACGTAGACGGTCGCCGAGCCACTCTCCCGCAGGGGCCCCTCATCCACCGGCGCATCCCGCATCGAGCGCCCAAGCAGGTCTTCGGTGTTCTCGATCATGCCGCGCTTGCCAGCCTCCTGGACGCGCCGCCATACCTCGCCGTCGCGGGCGAGCTGCGCGGTCAGCTCCCGGATACCGGCGAACTCGATGCCATACTTAGGGTTGGTGCGAGGGGGCACGCTAGGCCTCCGCGGACTTCCCGAACGCGGCCTTGATGAGGTCGCGCACCGCCTCGATCAGCAGCGCGGCGCCGCCGGCCCACCAGGCGTGGATCGCCTGGATATCGGCGAGCGTCACCGCCAGCATCGCCAGCACGCCGACGACCAGTCCCTTTGTCAGCGTCAGTTTCCAGTTCACGATCTCCTCCTAACAGAACGCTCTGACCGTCATGGTGCCGCCGCTCAAACCGACTCCGCGGCTCACCGCGATAACCTCGACATACGTCTCGCCATCTGCCGAGAGGCGATCGCCCGCCGCCACCTCGTGGTCGGCCGGCAGTGTCACGCTCACCTCCGACAGCACTTCCCTGCCGTCTGTGTTGCGCACCACGCGGCGCTTCTCAACCCACCGACCCTTGCTCTGAACGGCCGCGGCGAGGACCGGTTGCCCGTAACCATCGCTGTCCGTCTGCTGCTTCCACCAGAGATCCTGGGCCAAGTAGGATTCGATCACCCGAGCACCTCGAAGCGTAGCGCCCAAGCGCACCAACGCTCGCCGAGGCCGACCGCCTTCTCCGGCGATATCACTCTCAGTCGAGCAAGGTAGTAGAGAACGCGGAGCCCCAAAACGGCGAGCCATGTCCTGCGCACCCGCATTCGCATCTCAAAAGAGCCAGGCATCACGTCGCGCTCCCCGGGCTGAACTCCCCCTCCGGCAGGTCCGAGGTGGCGATCACCCCGCCCATGCGCAGGAATGGCAGCATCAGCCTGCGAGCATCCGCGCTGGCCAGGGGACTGCTACCAGCGCCCTCGCGGTAGCTTTCGCTGAGGCCGTCTACCTGGAAGCCACTGACGCCACTCGCCTGCAAAGCCGCGCGCCGCTGGGCCTCGGCCCCGAACGCCAGCAATGCCAGCGCCTCTTCGCACTGCGCCCGCTTCGCTGGCTCCGGGATCGCATAGGCCCCGGCCGAGTCGACATCCCGGCACCGAGGAAACGACAGCGCTTGTGCCGGATCCGACACGAACAGCGGGTCTGACTGGGTGTCCAGCAGGTTCCATGGATCGCTCGGATAGCCGTAGCGCGGCCGACGCACCGCCAGTTGCAGCCCCTCGATCGCCCGGCACGCGCTGATCAGCGCCTTCTCTTTGTCGTTGGTCGCGGCCGTCTCCCACGCGCTCGCGTGCAAGCGGCCGGCCATATACTCATCGGCCTCC